ATAGAAGGCAGGTATATCGAATCACCTCGTTTCTCTTACGACGAGCGAAACCGCGCTGTTACACCCGTGTGAGAATCCTGAAGGCACTCGTGCACTCGAGCTCAACCAGTATATAACCATGACTATCAAGTTTAAGAGCGCCAAACCTCACTCGAAGAAGGCTCGAGCGACTGAGAATCCTGCGACGTCAGAGTTTGCGCGGACGAAAGTGATGTTGGCTCATCGCATCGGCATCAGCCGCGTGGTGATCGACCGGCTTCTCAAAATACCTGGGTGTCCGCAACCAAACGCTCGAGGATTTCACGTTCAGAAGTTTATCGACTTCGCGAAAATTCACTTCGGTAAATCGTCTGACACGCTTGATTCTCTCCCATCGTCTGCGGGTCAACCTATGACGTTCGACATTGTCAGTATCCGAGCAAAACAGATGTTGGCACAGATCGCAAAGATCGAACAGCAGATGGCTATTGAACGGGGAGACTACGTCTCTCGTCAAACGCTCCAATCTAAACTGTCTGGCTTTCTCACCGATCTCGACATGAATTTCCGCCGGCAGTTTGAGCAAGAGTTGCCCCAAGTATTAGAAGGCTTGTCGGCTATTGAGATTCGTGAAAAGTTGAAGGCCGCGTATCGCCGCATCAAAGCGGAGTTCTCATCTAAAACAGACACTCTAAATGATTAAGACCGACGAACAGTTTATCGACGACATCGTCACGTCTATCATCAAGCCAGTGACGGACGTCACGCTTGATGTATGGGCAGAAGAGAATGTAAGGCTACCCTTCTCGGCGATCTCGTCCAGATTCTCATGCACTCCCACTCCGTATTTGCGCGAGCCCATGAGGTTCTGCACAGGATCGGCGATGCAAAATGGTCATCGCATCGAGCGCGTTACGGTGGTTGGGTCCGTTCAATCGGCGAAGTCTACGTTGCAAGAAGTCGTAGCAAGTTACGCGGTTGCAGAAGAACCGGGCCCTCTGATGTGGAACTTTCAGACAGACGGAGACGCTGACGAAGCGGTACGCGAACGAATTGACCGCATCTTCAAAGCTACGCCGCCGATTGCTAAGTTGTTGCCAGATAGATACCGAGCGAAGCACATCGACTTCGGTCACATGTTCGCTATCATTCAAGGCGCCGAGACTCGAGCGAATCTGCAAAGCAAGTCTATTCGTTGGTTGTTGAACGATGAAATATGGTTGTGGCCCCAAGGACATCTGGCCGAAGCTGAAAAACGAACGACCGCGTTTTGGAATAGGTTCATACTCAACACGTCAACTGGCGGTGTGGAGAACGACGATTCTCATGGAGCGTTTAGCGACGGTGATCAGTGTGAGTGGATGTTTGAATGTCCGGCTTGTAAAATGTTGCAGCCGTACCAGATCAAAGGACGCAACAAGAAGTATACTGGCGGCTTGACGTGGGAGACTAATGAACTGACGCAGAATACTGACGGCGAATGGAACTACATGGAGCTAGCGAAGACCGCGTACTATGAATGTTCAAACTCTGACTGCACTCATCGGTACTACGATTCAGTAGCGTCTAGACGCGATATGAATCTACGGTCTCGGTACGTAGCTCAAAATACTAACCCGTTGCCGGGAAACAAGTCATTTCACTTTAATGCGATCTGCGTTGAGTGGGTTTCGTGGTCTAAATTGGTCGTTGAGTTCTTGAAAGCAGTCAGCGCGTCTAAATTCGGAGCGTTCCTTCCTCTTCAAGAGTTTATTCAAAAACGTCTTGGCGAATTTTGGAAGTTACAAGACACGCACAGTGAAGTTGAAAAAGTCACGGCCAACTACCGCGCGGGAGACCCATGGGCTGATGAATACAGGTTGTATATGTCTGTCGACGTTCAAGCCGACCACTTTTGGTACGCAGTGCGAGCTTTTGCTACTGATGGAAGAAGCCGGTTGCTCTATTGTGGCAAAATTCTTGGTTCGTGGGACGACGTAAGAGCAGTTCAGCTAAAAGCGCGAGTCGCTGACAAATGCGTGGGAGTCGATGCGTCGTTCGGACCGGGTGGCAAAGGACCGCGCGCAGTCTTTTATCAGTGCTGTAGGTTCGGTTGGACGGCTCTCATGGGCGACGACAAGATATCATATTCAGTCGCGAGAGCTGACGGTAAAGTCACGCAACGCCCGATCAGCAAAAAAATGTTGGGTGATCCAATGCGAGGCGCTAAAACGTCTGATGTGTCTTCGTATGACAAATCTAAGATGCGTATGAGAGCGTGTGCGCTCTTTCGTTGGTCGAATCCTACGATCAAAAAAATCTTGGATAATCTATGGGCGGGCAACGGAAAAGCTTGGGACATTCCTGAAAACACACCCGCAGACTGGTTTAAGCAACTCAAAGCTGAAATTCCGCAAGTTAAAGTGGATCCGGCGACTGGTCGTGGCCGCGTGAAATATGTTTTAGTAGATCGTAAGAACGGAGCGCATCTTCGAGATTGCGAGTGCATGATCGTCGCGATGGCTTCTCTCTCCGGGTTGATCGGTGATGATGTTGAAATTGGTGGCAACACAGAAGAATTAACCGCGCCAGTTGGCGCAAATATAGACGCCGAAGAGTATGAGCATGTCGAATAACATTTACGTAGACGTCGACGGAACACTCGTGCGAAACGACGTGTTGAACGTTAAACTCGTTGATTGGCTGAAGCGTCAGAAATCTCGTGGGTACGTTCTTACTCTTTGGTCGATGCGAGGCGTCGAATATGCGAAAGCGGCCGCGACAAAGTTTGGTGTGACTGAACTTTTCAGTTTCATTTTGTCAAAACCGAATTGTATTGTCGACGATTGCGGATGGCGGTGGACTCGTTTCTCCCCATCAGTGAGCAGTTTTCATCTCGATCTTCCTCTTTTGACAACATCTGATTAGATAATTCTTATGGTCACTCAACTTCAGCAATTCAATCTTAACGCGTCTAAGTTCAAACTCAAGCAATTCGGTGGACCTGGGTCAGGTCCTCAAAAAGGCGGCGGTTCTTCGAAAGACGCGAATCCACGAGCGGCTACGACGTATCGTGAAAAAGAAGCAGCTCGAATTCAAGCGTTGATGGACGCAGAAGACGCCGCATTCGCCGAAAAGAATGGCTTGTCTGTCGAACCGACAACGATTGACGACGTTGATGTAGCGTTTGAGAATTCGAGGCAAGAAGATAATTTCATGCGGTCAGCAGATGACGCGGGCGTGAAAGCGGTAATGACTAACCCAAACGGACCTGGTGGCGGGAACCCAGTGTTTAAGTTCACTGGGCCCAAGTATAAAGTCGACAAGTTTTTGAAGAAACACGGCATTCATCCCGACGACAACTAAATGGCCAACCCCTTCTACAACCTCACGTCGCCGGAACTCGCCTCTCTGAGGACGAAGTATCTTGCGTGTCTTGAAGCGATTGCGACTGCTGGCCAATCCTACTCCATTGACGGTCGGTCCTTCACTCGCGCCGATCTTGATAAAGTCAAACAGACGATTGATCAAATTACTATGGCGCAACGAAAGAAGAGCGGTAAAATGTCGCGTCGTACCTTCACCGATTTCCGTAGATTTTAATACTCATGGCCTCACGCGTTATTCTTCATGATTGGGAAAAGAAACTAGCCACGGTTTTTCCGGGGTGGATGGAAAAGCGCGCCAAATCTCGCGTTAAGATGTTCCGAGCGGAAGCCGCGATGTCCACGCGCGATCGTAAGTCGCCCATTTCACCAGCCCAACAGAATCCGGAAAGTAGCGTCTACTCGCGCGACCGAGTCAAATTGATGTTAGAGGCTCGCGACCTTGAAGAAAATTCGTCGGTCGCCGCAGCAATTCAAATGGCGATCGAAGAGTATGGGTTCGGCAAAGTTCAATACTGCGCTCGCACAGGCGGCGGATTGGAAGCCGACCGCGAATACAATCAGTATTTCGCCGAATGGGCGAAGTCTGTGACTAGCGATAAGCGGTTCTCGCTCGAACGGCTTGCTCAGATGGGTGCGTCTTCATCTTGCCGAGACGGCGACGTTGGTATTCACATCGTTGAAGGCTATGCGAACGATAATGGGTTACCCCGAGTGATTCCTTACGAATGCGATCGCATCGGCGCAATGAACTCGTCGGTGGCGTATAGTCCAAGCTTCGTTTCGGGTTTGCACCTTGGTGATCGTGGCGAAGTCACAGGAGTTGACGTCTACAACCGAAACGATTCTTATTACCTCTACGACACGACGCTTCCCGGCAATCAATTTTTGCTTTGGACGCATTTGACTCGGTTTGACGCGTACCGAGGCGTGACAGGTTACCGACCTATTGTCACTCACATCCGAGACAGTAAAGAGATCATCGAAGCTGAAATCGCAGCGGTGAAATGGGCGTCTAACATCGCTGGCGTAGTCCAACGCGAGTCTGGCGGCGCGGTAGAAGATGAAGATTATTTCAGCGACGGCGATTCGCCGGCTTTGTCAGGCGCCACGAAGTTCGAGCGCTTTGAACACGGACGAATCGAGTACCTTGAGGCCAACGAAAAGTTTCAGCAGTTTTCCAACCAGCGACCAGCGGCGGCATGGCAGGGCTTTATCCAACTCATGCTGCGGTTGGGGTCGATGGGGACTGGTATTCCATACTCCTTCTTGTTCGATGCTTCGGGAGTGATGGGGACGGCTACTCGATTGGATTCGGCTCGAGCCGCTCGAGCGTTCTATCGGCATCAGCGAAACGGGCGCGCAAGTTGGCTCGAACCTCTCAAAGATGCGGTCATCGCAGTAGGTATTGCCACGAAAAAGATTCGAGCGACTCCCAACCCTTACAATGGTACGTTCCTCTTCGCTGCGCATCCTACTGTTGACATTGGCCGCGAGTCTCAAGCGAACCTTGCTGAAAATCGTCAAGGTTTGAAAACCGCGTTGAACATCTACGGCGAGCAAGGACAGAATGTCTTCGATGAGCAAGAGCAACTCGCTGTCGAAGCCGCGAATCTTTTGTCGCTGTCTAAAAAGTACGATGTACCAGTCAGCATGATTCAAACGCTGGCTAAAGAAGGTCGTACTGACGCGGATCCAGTGCAAGGCATTCATGGCGCCGACGCCGAAGACGCCGCGGTAGCAGCTCAAGCCCAGCAAAAAGAATTTCAACGTCGGTCAGTGTCTGCCCACCACACAGATACAGTTGATATGGATCCAACGTATCGTCAAGTTTGGCTTGAGGAGTCTCTTAAGGGCGCTCAACCTGGGTCTATTTTGGAATCGCATCTCATCAAGGAACTTTCTCTTCTCACGAAAACAACACTATGATTCGTCAACTTTACCAGTTTGAATTGAACGCGCTTGAGTTTAAGCTCAAACAGTTCGGCGGCCCAGGATCGGGACCTCGCGAGGGCGAGTCTCGCGGGCCGTACAATACAAAAGACTCAGAAGCCAAATCGGCGGTATTTCACAAAATAAATGATTTTGTGAATAGCGCCGGCTCGTTTGAATACGGCGATTGCGCGGTAGAAGTGGCTCGAGTGAGCGAAGCCGCGTTGGAAGCGGGCGTGGTTAGGTTTAGCGTAGTCAGTGGTGGGGTACTCGACGGAGTAAATGAGGTCGACCACGTTTGGATTGAGACCGCAGACGGCGAAATTATCGACCCGACCAAAAGTCAATTTAAAAGTTCAGATGTAACGTACGCTCCAAAAAATAGTGCTTACGCGTTGCGCAGAGAGACTCCACAAAATTATGTCGACGATATGCAAGACGAGTTAGACGAATACAAACAAGAACTTAACAAATAACTATTTAAACGCGTTAACACAGCTATATGAAACACACTCTCGAATCTAAATTCGTCCACAAAGGCATCGATCGCGGAACTCGCACTATTCACGGAGTCTCCGTAGCGACTATCGGAGAAGCCCGCGGGCACGGGTTGCATGTCGACGCGACTACTCTTGACCAATTGAAAGAGTGTGCTATGAAATACGGTGGCGGCGTGAAAGTGAAAGCCGATCATGGAAGTGGAGTTCTATCCACCGTCGGATTCTTGAAGAACTTTCAGCTTGACGGCAATCAACTTCGCGCTGACTTTGAAATCTTCGCATCTGAGAAAGACGGCGAAAAGCTTTTCGACATGGCTGAGAAAATTCCGGACACCTTCGGTCTCTCAGTGAATTTTGCTGGCGAAGATCAAAAAGTTGGATCACTCACATTCGCGCGGTGCAGCGAGTTGTTTTCGGCAGACATCGTCACTGAACCTGCTGCGAACAAGCATGGACTATTTTCTGCTAAAGACGAAGACCCGTCTGTGAAAAAGATGGCCTCGTTGGGTGAGGCGGTTGTTGGGGCGACTCGCGGTTTTGGGCTGGCCGCGAGTCGCTTTGCTCTTAAGCAATTTGGTGGACCTGGGTCAGGTCCTCGTAAAGGTGGCGGTTCTTCGAAAGACGCCCATGAGATGTTGAAGTCTTAGACGTAGCGTTAATTGGTGTGTAGTTGACAATCGCGCTATAGGTATACGCCTAGAGCGTCTTCAAAACTCAACTCACACCAATATGGCCGAACCAGATAATACTAAAGACCCTATCGCCGAACTGACTCGCCAATTTGGCGCTTTCGTCGAAGCATCCGACAAGCGCTTCTCCGCAATTGAAGACGCTATCACCGATCCTAAAGAGGACGACAAGAAAAAGAAACTTTCTAAAGAAAGCGACCCAAAAGAACCTGACGCCGACGACGAAAAGACTTTCGCGTCCGTTCTCGATTCGGTCAAACAACTGAGCGCGCAAGTCGAAGCTCTCGGTAAACTTCGTCAATTCGGCGCCCCAGCGAAACCGTCTCCTGCAGACGACGTGAAGAAAGTCGAAGACAAACCTGCCGACAAGAAAGAGTTCGCGTTCGTCGCGAAAGTCCGCGAGTTCATGACTGGCGACAACAAACTTGCGAAAAGTGAAGCTGTCCGCAAGACTGTGCAAACGGCGCCTGACGCTCACAAAGAATTCATCGCCGCAGGTTCCGCAGGCCAATCCGCTCTCCGGTCTCTGTAATTGCGTTGACAACACACACTATCAATATCTCTAATACATCATCATGAGTGCAATCAACGAATCAGGCCACATGTCCTTTACTGCCGGCGAAGACCTCGCGGCTCATCGCCGTGTGAAACGCGGTAACGCTGGAGAAGTCGTCTACGCAGACGCCGTCGACGGCAACAACTGGATCGGCGTGACTATCCACGCTAAAGTTTCCGGTCGCCAAGTGACCGTGCGTCTTCGCAACTCTCCCGGCTCGTTCTTCTTCACTGCTGATTCGGCTATCGCCGATGCTCTGCAGTTGAAAGTCGCTAACGATGGCAAAGTCAACAACGCCGAAGAAGGTGCTGCAGCAATTCCGTTCTCTTCGAACGAAGCTGCGTCGGCCGATGGCGACGTGATCGAAACTGTTCCTAACGGCGCTGGTTTGAGTGACCCTATAGCGGTCGTTCTTACGAGCACTAACGGCACAGCCGCGGCCGCCGCCGACCTTGCCGCTCTCAAAGTCGAAGCCGAAAAAATCGGTGACGACGTTCGCGCAATGCATGCCGCGCTGGTTGCGGCTGGTCTCATGACGGCTTCTTAATCCAACTTCCTACGGAGCTAACGCTACCTGCACAATCAACTCACACATTAGAATATGAATAACTCCTCCGGCGCCGTCGTGCGCACCGACCTCAATACCTTCGTTGAAGAAGCTTCAGCGGTGGATGCGCTGTTTATTGGGAACCGCGTGTTCCCTGAATACTCCGTCGACGTTAAGGACGGAACTTACCCGAAGTTTACTCTGTCGGGTGGCTCTGAACTTCTTGACGGCGATGTCTCTGAGCGCGCCCCCAAAGGTTCGTACAAGCGCGTTGAACGCACGTTCACCATGGACACCTACTCTACGAAAGACCGCGGTCTTGAAGAGCTGGTGGACGACGAAGAAAAGCGCGACAACGCTCGCTTCTTCGACCAGGAAGTCGCAGCTGCTAAATTCGTGCTTCGCCGCATGAAGATCGCCTACGAAATCCGTGTCGCCGCTGCGCTGTTTGATACTGGCGCATTTAACGCGACTGCAGCGGCTGTGAACTACACTGCGGCTAACGTCGCTAACGGAACGCTTGATCCTGTCGCCGACATTCAAGACGCAGTTGATCGTCTCAACGGACGCGGTGTCATGCCCAACAAGATGGTGATCAGCCACTTGATGTTCACTCGCCTGCGCCGCGCTACGAAACTTCAAAATTTCCTCCGCGGTAATCGCCCATCCGATGTCGATCTCAATCTTAAAGCGGCCGACATCGCCGCGGCTTTTGATCTTGAGGAAGTCATCGTTGCGCGCGCTCCGAAGAACACGGCGAAGAAAGGCAAAGCGACTGTCACGACCGCAATCTGGCCCACCTCATACTTCTGGATTGGTGAAGTCAAAGACGGCGATCCTCACAATGGTGGCGCCGGTCGTACGCTGGTGTGGAACGCTGAAGGTGGACTGTTTATCACCGAAACGTACCGCGCCGATACGAATCGCTCTGATGTGGTTCGTGTCCGCCAGCACACCACGGAGAAGGTTATCGACGGAACTTCCGGCGAATTGGTTACGACCAACTACGCATAAGAATCCCGTAAGGAAGGAGGCTGCGGCGGGTGGACGACAGACGATCGTCTCGAGTCCACCCGCAGGCGGTTTAGAGACGGTTATACTTTTGGAAGTATAAGCTTTAGCGATCCCAAATATGATTGATCAAGACCAACTTGAGAGTGACGCAGAAGCCGGTATGTCCGACTGGCCCCAAGTCGGTGTGTTAGTTGATGACGCGTATGTGTTTTCCGGTTTGCCCGACCGTCGAATCAACGCCCGCGTTATTGAGTTCGGTGGGTCTATCGAACGCGGGTCTTCGCTGTCTCTACGAGTCAAGTCTTCTGAGTTTGCAGCGAACTCAATCGAACTCGAGTCACAAGTCAAGTTTACGTACGGGTATAATACTGAGACTCCGCTAACGGACCCTACGAAGTGGGTGTTGCGTCGAGTCAATAATCTTAACGACGCTACGTCTACTCTTGAATTTGAACCTGTGCTATGACTCTTTATTATTCACCATCTCTTCGGCGGTTTGTTAAGAGTCTGACTGACGAGCGCGTGAGCGCCGTTTTGTATTTGACGAGTTCGATTGAAAGCTTGACGATCGTTTTTGTAGCGCCAGGAGGTGGCGAGTTAGCGCTGTCTGGCGCGACAGCTTCATTCGCGATAGGAACGTTTCCCTCGTTTACGAGCGTCTTAGCTACGGCAGAGTCGTGGTCGTTAACCAATGATAGTAAGTCGGCTGCGATGGCCGTCACAGTCGACACAACCGAAATGCGGACAGCTCTCGGTACGACTTCTCATGTTGACGCAGTCGCTCAACTGTATTTGACGCATTCGTCAGAGTTAGTTACGTCAAAACTGTTGCCGACTCGCGTGATCAATTCTGTAGTGCGCGACGGAACTGAACCACCAACGGCTTCTGAAGATTTGCTGTGGACCTGGCTCAAAGCAAGAATTCTCGTAGCGGGTGGACTCATAACTCGCGTGGTAAATGATACGTTAAAAACAATCACGTTGTCGGTAGCTGTAGCGTGGTCAGATGTAACAGGTAAGCCTTCGACTTTTCCGCCGTCGTCTCATTCGCATTCTATCGCTGACGTCACTGATCTACAAGATGACTTAGATGCCAAGGCTGCTTCAAGCCACACGCATTCTATCGCTGACGTCACTGATCTACAAGATGACTTAGATGCCAAGGCTGCTTCAAGCCACACGCATTCTATCGCTGACGTCACTGATCTACAAGATGACTTAGATGCCAAGTTGCCTCTCGCGGGTGGCACCATGGACTCTGGCGCAGTCATCGCCTTCGACAACCTCTCTTCACTCCGCGCCAATCCAGGCGGCACTGGCATTGATCTTGTGTGCTCTGCTGCTGTAGTTGCACGCTGGAGAGAAGGACGCATGTGGTATTTAAGCGCCGACTCGCCATATGCTGTAAGTATAATTAAATCAACTTGGGAGGAAATACCTCAGCCAACTCTTGATAGGACTAAGGGTGTGGTAGTAGGAACTGTGTTTGAGTCTAAGAATGGAGTGCGCTGGGAGTGCGTAGATAATACAGAAGATTCGACTGGTTGGGGTATTGTTGGAAATTTCCGCGTTCTTAGCGATGGAGACGTAGTCACTTACAACGATAAGGCGATTCGCTACGACGGTAACGATCAGTGGGTTCAGCTACCAGAAGTGGTTGCCTCCCGTGTTGGCACGATCATTGATTTCTATGGATACAACTCCAATGGCTACACCAACGGATTTTATACTGGCGTTGATGGTACCACCATTTTGCCCCCTAGTGGTTCTGAACGTGATTGGTTTGCTGTACCTTCACGATCTCGTGTTCGTATTCAACTCGGTGATGACTTAATGTGGCGTGTAACGATACTTGATGCGGGGGTGGTGCATATTCCCTTTGCGACAGGCAATGTCACAATTGATATTGATAGCGGTTCTAGGTTCTACTACGGATACCTTAGTGAAACGACTACTTTTGATATATCCAGCAATGGAGAAAGCGGTTGCAACATGGATAGGCTTGAGGTAGCAATTGGGTGGGTTCAATCGAACCCTAGACTTTCTCTTGGCTCTATGGTTAAGATGCCGTACGGGGTATCTTCTCTTATGCCAATCGATCTTGATACTTGGCGCTCGTATTCATTCCAACTGTTAAAACGTGGCGGTTATTGGACACTCAAAGGACCAATTCAGGGTCCAACTGTAGAAAGCGAAGACTAATAATATGGAACTCACACAAGAAGAAACTATACGCAAAGACATGTTCATCAAACTCGTCCGTTCTCTTTCCATTCGTCCAAAAGTTCGTTCATTTGGGAATAATTCTGCCTTACAATCTGGCTACAATGAAGGGGTGGCATTTGTTAAAGGTGAGATTCTGAAAAGCGAGGTTGTGTCTCTCTTGGGTTCTGACTATACCGCAGTTAAATCAACCGTAGATTCACTTACATGAGCACATTAGCAGAGTTCAACGCTAAACTACTAGGGGTTCCACTTCCTGAAGTCATTCAGTTGGCTGTGTCAGACGAGACTACTCCACTCACAATAGGGTCAAATAAGGTCGCTTTCAGAATGCCCTTCGCAATGACGCTAACCGATATTCGAGCGAGTGTATCCGTTGCACCAACTAGTTGTAATCTAGTTGTAGATGTTGGAAACACAGGAGGCTCCATTCTAAGCATTCCACTTAACATAGACGATGGGACGAGGACTTCAGTGGGGTCTGGAACTCCGGCATCGATTAGCACATGGTCATTGACTGATGACGAAGAAATTCATGTGGACATCTCTCAAGTAGGTTCAACTATTGCTGGCGCAGGACTCAAGATAGCCCTCATCGGATATCGCACAACATGATCTTAAACCCTTTTGTATACCAGACCGCCAGTGGCTACGAAGGAGATGGTGATCCTTCTTATGCGTTCGTTAATATCGGCACAGGTAACGACGAAACAGGAGCGTTGGGAAATAGCTCTCTGCCGTTCCAAACGATGGAGGCTGCTATACTCGCCATCATAGCGTCTGCTGATGGCTTTGTGACAGCTACACTGTCCTTGCTGAGTATCGCGTATGATACGACATTCACGATACCAGAAACTTTTCACGGCACGTTGATTCTTCGTTCTGCTGATGATGTGGTTCAACGCAGCATCAGCAACATCACATTTCCTGCAAACTCTTTCGCAGAACTCAAACTCCGAAACTTCTACGTTGGTGTCCTAGGTCTGAGTTTCGTAGGAGCCTACACTCCTACCATCACAGGACTCACAGGTGGAGATGGCACAACGATTGGTTACATCTACGCATCGCGAGAGCCTGTAGGATACGAAGGTAACATGGGAGGACACGGGAACACCGGTGAGCCTTATAGTCCGGTGGCTAACGGCGGTGAAGGTTCAGGTGGAAACTATGGGGAAGATGCTGCCAACGGAAATCTGGGCGGTCTGCTTAACGTGGTCGCTCTGTATGCTAACGCGAACGACGGTTACACAGGCGGAATAGGTGGAAACGGTGGTATCGCTCTCGGAGAGGATGGTAATGCTGGATGGAATGCAGAACCGGAAATAGTTCCAGCGACTTCACCATACCAACTGTATGTTGGAGTAATCAGTATCCCAGCCAACGGAGATACATTGACCGTTGGTTTTGACTATTTGCAGTCTTCAGTTGATTTTGTTCTGACATTTGATGGGACTGACAACGGATACGATCATTGGATAGATACCAGTAGCACGGGATCAACTAATGACGTTGCAGCGGCGATTGTTGCGATGATTGGAGGTATTCTTGGGACCTACACCGCCATACCAAATCTTGGAACTTTTCAAGCAGGCTTGAATGCGTATTTCGTCAATAACAATGTTAGTCAGAGCGCTAAAATCAGATTATCAAAATCTGTTGATGCCCCTCTTGATTTGTCCGGTGCTTTATCTGAAGGCGTAGATGAATATGAGAATAACGACGTGAACGGTGGAGACGGAAGCAACGGCGAATCAGCTTACGCAAACGGCGGAAACGGAGGCAACGGAGGCAACGGAGGCAACGGAGGCGAGTGGGTAAAGGGAGTCGATGTCACGGTCATCGGCGCATATTTCGCAGCAGGTAGCGGAGGCAGTGGTGGGGCAGGTGGGACGCACGGAACAGCCACAGCCGGAACAGGTGGAGCAGGCGGGATGGGAATTGGTTCTGGATCAGACGGCGCTTCAGGTGCGGACGGAACAGCTTACATGGACAACGGAAACAACGGAAGCGCAGGCAATATAGGCACCAATGGCGGATGGACTTAAACAAATTTCAAACCCATGAGCAAAGATACACTTCATCAAATCGCAGAAACAGATACACCTCAAAACGTGTCAGTCCCTAATTCGTGGCAAGCTCTGATGGTCTGGGCGATAGGCCGATTCGGTGGCATCGTGATAGCTACGGGGATGGCATCCTATGCGGCTGTCACACTGTATGCTGACCACAAGGTAACCAACGAAAGACTCCTTTCACAGATAGAAAAACAAGCGACATCCAACCTCGTTCTATCCGAAGCAATTTCTAGTCTCAGGCTAGCGATCAATGAAGTTAGTCTTGAAGCCAGACATGCACACAACACCACATCAACAAAATGAACATCATAAATTGGATCACTGAAAATTGGATTGCTATCGGAGCGGCCGTTGCTCTCACCGTTAACCTCGCTCGCATCGTCGTCAAGCTCACGCCTACGCCAAAAGACGACACGTTTCTTGAAACGATTGTCGACGGGTTGAAGCACATCGGTCTAGTCGTCAAAGACAAGGCTCAAGTGCTTTTGCTTTCGGGAGCGCTGCTGCTGATTCCTAGTTGCGCGCCATTCGTGGCTTTCGTTACGTCTCCAACAGGTCGAGTATTTAGTCAAGTCGCAGCCAACGAATTGGGAAAATTGGAAGACAAAATCCTTGTCAAATACGGGCCCAAGACTTCTGCTAAAAATCCACCCTCAACACCAGTCAATCCATGAGCTTAGCTCTTAAAATGTTGAAAGTCGCGCTGGCGGAAGCCGGCGTCGAAGAGCATCCACGCGGGTCTAATCGCGGACCTCGCGTGGATGACTATCAGCGAGCCACTTGGCTCGAGCCCAAAGATTGGGGAGCGTGGTGTGCAGCTTTTGTGTGCTTCTGCATGAAGACCGCGATGGAACTTCCGCACGAAAAGCCGTATACGTTTTCTCGAATGAGAACAGGTTCAGTTCGAGGAGCTTCTGGAATTGCGGCTTGGTCATGCAGACAAGACAAGAGCACGCACACTAAGATGTCACCTGGACGAGACTTGCTTCCGGGCGACATTATCACGTTTCGCGACTTTTCGCATACTGCGATTGTGGCGAGTGGCGTGGATCCAGATGGTCATTTCGACACAGTCGAAGGTAACACCAATGATGATGGTGGACGCGAAGGCTATGAAGTCGTTCATCGTAAGTCTCCACATAAACGTCGAAGCATTAACCAAGTAGAGTGTCGCGTGCGAATACTTGTATGAGCACTAACCTTTCGACAGAAGAGTGTCTTGAGCGGTTGATTGGAACACTCGCGCAAGGGTTGTTGTCCGATGCTTTGCCGAGCGTTGGAGCGATTCGACTATGTGTTGCGAGCGACCGTGCGACTAAAGCTCAAGACCCGCGAGTGGTCGTCACCGCGCGGATGCAGTCTGACGACCAGACTGTCGTGATAGATGGCACTATAGCTAAAGTGTATGCCATATCAGTCGTGATTGAAGTGCCCTCAAGTGACTCGAGAGCTCAGCCAGCAGACTACCAAACGGCTATTGATCAGACTGGCTCGCAGTTGGTGTCGCCGACGCCGGCCCAAGTGCAGACGATTGACCCTCAGTTTCTCGAGCTCTTCGACTTGTTGGTCATTTCAGAAGTAACTGGCAGCACGTACGAGGTTGACAACGACCATATACTATATGGCGTCGCAGTGTCAGCGATCGTTCATCGAATCAACTCATAATTCTTTTCATCATGGCCGCAACGCTTATCAATTTGTCGGGGTATCAATACGGCGTCGAAGCCGATGAATCGGGCATTAACATTTCGCAGTTTGACGTTACGGTTCGTCCGGAATACAAAGAGTTTCTGCAAGATAAGACGAATACCAAAATCGGTTTCGCCGTCGGCGATGCGGAAGAAGAAATTTCTCTAGCCGGCGAAATCAATGGAGCTCTGCCGGTTTCTGATTTCGTGTCAGCGGTGACTATCGCGAACGACAAGAACTATTTGGACTTGACTACCGGCACGGTCTTCCTCGATGAAGCTTCTATTTCTCAAGGCCGCGGCGCTTGGCGCAGCTTGAGCGCGAAACTCTCTCGCAATAAAAACATTGTGTTAACGTAGCGTTACGCTAACTTCATCTTCATCGTGATCCCATGAATGCTACTGACGAAGTCGTTGCTCGTAATGAGCAAATAACTAGCACGCAGACGACGAAAGTCGCGGCCGGGCTAATCACTCTCGGGTGTCGCCCGCGCCGAGTCAAACCGGTGTCTAATATCTATACGGCTCAGCGCCCGTTCGAGCGTAAAGACGTACCAGGTCGCGTGTTCTATCACTTTGAAGCGACGCCTGTGGCGACAGTTCCGGGAGCGCCCACTCCTCAAAAACTCGCAGAAGAGTGGGAGCGCAATGCTGCTCATTCTGAGTTCGATGACGCGTTCGCTTCACTGAAAGCCGAATTGGTCAAGCGGGATGTCTGCGTTAAAGAGATTACAGCTCTTGAAAAAATGTTTGCTCCCGCCATCATGTGCTATATGCGAGCCGGCATGGAAAATCGCGAACGCATTCTCGATTGGTGGCGCAAAGCAATACCAATGGAATTCAAAAAGCGCGGCGGAAAAGCTTGGTCGCTAGTCCACGCAACGACACCCACTAACCAAACAACTAAATGAGCGACGATCCTACCGAATACATAGACCCAGATTTGAATCAAGCAACGAAGTTAGACATGGCGCTAGCGCGCGCAGGCGAAACTACGTCGGTCTTCGGTTCCCCATTGCGCGTGTTCAACGGCCGTATGATGCTGGTGGCTCAGTCTATTGGTCTACGACTGTTTAGTCTTTCACAGACGCAGCTCGAGCGATTGTCGTTAGACGACGAAGCGTCCATGTACGACGGCCTATTGCTAGACGCGGCTACAGTGACGTGGCTGCGTCTTCAAGACAACAAGAATTTAGTGCGAGCTACGCTGAATCGCCAATGGGCTCTGGAACAAGTTTTAGCTTGGGCCGACAAGAATGAGATTTCAATCACATCAGAAGCCGGCCGCCAAATGTTGGAGAGCTTCGTCGAAGCGGTTAACACCATCGCAGAATCGTCTGCGTCGGAGGGAACCGCTACTGAAAAAAAGTAGTCAGTGACGACGAGACGCCATGGAGTTGGTTAGTCGAGTACGTGTCAATGGTCCATGCAGTTACTGGGTTACACAAAAACGAAATTGAATGGGAACTGCCATACGCTGAAGGTTTACAATATCAGAACTATTATCTATCGCATCATCGCGGAGTGAAATATCAAGCTAGCGGATTATGACGTCTATCGACACTTCACAGTTTAACGCAATGTGCACTCGCTTAGGCGAGTTAGTTCCTAGCGTGCCGGTGAAGACGATAGTCAAAACCGAAGCTTCTCGAGTGTTGGCGCGAGCGGCGAAGACTGTGCCAGTTGCGAAAGCCGGTAAAATTCGTGAAGCGCATATTGCAGCAGAGTACGTGACGATGAACGGCAAGATTTACAATTTAGCTAACGAGTACTCAAACGCGATGTGGTCTGAACTGTTAGTCGCTCGCAAACGCTCGCTCGCAGCTAAGTTAGGAGCTCGCGGATTAGCGCGTCAGTCGTGGTGGCTAGCGTCTAAAGAAATGGGTGAGCCATTCGCCGTATCTGGTTTTGTGAAAAACGCGATGCCGTCGACGGGTCGAGCGTATTCGAACAACATTCGCGTAATGGTTCAAGAATCTCGTAATGGGATCGGCATCGAAGTAACGAACGCTCAGCCGACAATCAACTTGTTACCCAACTCCGTCCGTGATTTGCAAAACGCGATTACGTATAGAGCGAAATACTTCGAAATCAACGTCGCTCGAGGAGTGTTTAAAGACATTTCGCGCGTCGCGTCTAAATACCCTGGATTCTTCTCACGCTCATGACTTCTACAAAAAATGCTATCGTCGCTAAGTTCGGTTTAGACTTGACGCCGCTTAAACAAGCTTCTCGTCAAGCTATCGCGGTTGTTCGTAAAATGTCTATGGAGATCAAAGCGCAATTCGCTACACTCGCTAAGTTCGTAGCTCCGTTAGCCGTCGCGATGGGGTTGGTGTTTTCAACCGCTTCAGTGAAGGGCATTTTTGATTTAGTCGATGGCATGGACGAGCTCAGTCGAAAAACTGGAGTGGCAGTTCAAGCGCTCCTTGAAATGCGGCAAGTGTTTGACGATAATGGAGCTTCAGTGTCGATGCTCGGCATGGCCACAATGTCATTGAATCGAGCGTTCTCTTCGAAGAAAGGCGTCGAAATGTTCGGTAAGCTCGGGCTGAACATCAACCAATTGAAGCGGTTGAGCCCTGAGAAAATGTTCCATGAGATCGGCAAGAAAATTGGAGCGATTCAGAATCCTATGGACCGCATCGCGGCGTCGACTGCGCTGTTCGGCCGCATGGGCAAAGAATTGATTCCCGTGTTTTCTGACCCAGCGTTCGCTGCGCTTGGAACTAAGACCGACAAGCAAGCGCAAGTGATGGCGGCGAATGCTGAAGCGCTAGGCGCGGCGTCTGATTCGTTCAACCACTTACTCAAAGTCGGTCGCGGATTCTTCGTAGGCATCGCAGTTAAATTAGCTCCGTTGTGGAACGCTATCGCTGACAAACTATCGGCCATCGATTTCGTTGACGCTGGGTTAGCGTTTGGTCAAGTGCTAGCGAAGACTGCTACGTTTTTTGTTGGATGGCTTTCGCTGTTGAAAAGCGCTGGCACGGCTATGTATAAAGCTATTGCAGATGGCGGAGTCTCAATCGCGTCAATTATTAAAGGCGTGACCGGCGCTCTATATGAAATGAAGCCCGTTCTCGAATTGGCTGGGTACTCGCTGTATTTGATCTTGCTCGAAGCGGGCCAAGTGATTGGCAAGCTTCTAGCAGATGCCGGTCGGTACGTGGGAGAAGCTTTCAAATATGTGGCCGATCTCGTGTTAGGCATTATTGATCAACTGTCTGCGTACTTTTCGTCTGACTTCTCTTCGTCAATTATGTCTGTGCTACAGTCTGTATGGGATGTCTTTGTGAAAGTAGGCACGTGGTTTGGGAAAGCGCTGTTTGCGATCGCCGTTACGCTTAAAGATATGTGGCTTGGCATCGCTGCAAAGTTTGTTGTGTCGATTTACGAAGGAATGAAATCAGCGGCCGCGATGTTTGTCGCGCTTATCCACACGGCTATTACAAAAGTCGTTCTTGGTTTGAGCAAAATTCCAGGGCTTGGTCATTTAGCGAAAGAAGTCGATGACCGACCAATTAGCGAAAAGTATGCAGAAGCGCGTGGCCGCATTTCGTCCGGGCTCGGTGGAGTAGAAACGACTATGAAAAGGTTAAGCGCATTCGGAGACGAGCCATTTGTGAAAGCTAAAGAGACTCTCACAGAGTTGGGTCAAGCGATTTCCGACAAAGTTTCGCCCATATTTGAAGCGGTGAAAGGGGCGTTAGCCAGCGCAGCGACGGCTACTAAAGATCGGTTGAAAAGTTTCCGCGACGCCGCGATTAAAGTGTGGGAGTCTATGGACGCTGGAAAATGGGCCGACCCTGAAATTGCTCGAGCTAAAGCAAAAATCAAAGAAGCGTTTGATAAGATCGTCAAAGCCGGCGAAAAGATTCTCACACCCAGAAAAGACACACCTAAGAAAGGCGGTAGCGACGACGACGACCCGACGCGAGGTGGGTTCATTGGAGCCAACTCAATTTGGTCGCGAGGAGTGAAGCGAGGGATCGGATTTGCTCGCAAGCGAGGCGAAACTAAAGAAGCTTACGAACAGCGAAAAGCCGATACGATTTCTGGTATTCGCTCTCGCGGAAAAACCAAGTCTAAAGACCCAGCCGATCGCACAAACGAGTTGCTCGAAAAAATCAACAACACTATGGAGGAAGCCTGGCAATGACATATGTAGGACAAACCGAATTCGTTCAAGTTTCAAATCCAGCACTCAACACGCCGGATTGGGGACCTACTACTTTGACCGTGCGCTGGAAAGGTGCAGCGACTGAGCTCGATGATTATCTAGCGACGTTGTCAAAAGGCGACGCATACCCTGACGCGCCGTATACCAACTATCATTTGAACGACTGGTCTGTCGACGACAACGTGATCTATCCGACAGTTACGCTTTCGTATTTGGGCTTCGTTGAAGCTTCAGTGACAAAACGCGATCTTGACTGGTCAATTCAAACCGCTCAAATTGGGGTCGACTCGGCGTCTGGTGGATACACAGACATTCGTCGAGACGTGACCTATCGCGCGCCTACTTGTGCGTTCAGTTATTTCACGAATAGCCAGCAAGATGCAGCAGTCAATACTACCGTCCCAACATTCGGAGTGACCACCACCGTTCTCAAGTCAGTCGTGACTGCGAAAGACGTAGAAGGCGATGACAAGACGTGGTATGGCAACGCTCCTGTGGGAGTGGTAACGGCTACAACTTTGGAAGAAGTGCACAAAGTCGTTTCACACAAGAGCACTCCATTTGCAGCGGTAGAAGTTCCTATTTGGATCAATGAAGATGTGGTTGCTATCGTGCTGGAGGGCGGATCATAATGCCAGCGACTGACAAGCCTAAATTGGCGCGCGGTCCGATTTGGTTGCGCGAAGCTATTGCTAAATTAGGTGATCACGTTGAAGCAAATGCTCCAGTGTCTTCTCACGAAGTGGAAGTGGTCAGCACTCCGAAAGGTAAAGTGCTTTTCACGCCGGGGCAAAAGAGTGGGAGTGGAGCGTCAGTTGGTCATCCATGGAAAGTCGTTCGAGGGAGCGGCACCAGCTTCACTTTGAAATCAGGCACTGTCAATGCAATGGTGCCGTCCAATATGACGGCTTCATTCACGGCTACGACGGCGGGCAAGTGGGTGTGGATTAAAGCCACACTCAATTCAGAAGGAACAATCACGGCTTTGATTTTACAATCAAACAACACTCCACCTACTCCGCCGACTGGATGGTTTGCCGCCGATGCAGCTCCAACCATAGCCTATTATCCGTTGTGCAAAGTGACTTCAGTTAGTGGGGAAATTTCAGACATCGATCAAGTAGTTAAAACTAACATCGCTTTGTCTAGGTCGACCGTTGCCGTCAGCTGTGCTCTGAATAAGTATCAGCTGGTGTGGACTGAATAACCGATATGAGCAACTGGCCTCCAAATTTGGGAACTCACGAGTGGATGGCGCCCGCTGACATTTGCAGTTGTGAATGCCCCATGCCGACTTACGGTTTGGAATATAGATCAATCAGCGCTAGGTTGTATCAAATAGGATACTCGGCCTTCGACTTTCTGAATGACAACAAATACAAAACGCGAGTTGCGACTACGACCTACGCCAACACCAGTGTGGGGCCGTTCAACGGTGCAGGTCATTGGGACGCTAGCGAAGAGGTATCTACGCAATATGACGACAAAGGCAACGTGGTTTGCACGACTGGAACTGTGTCTCGATCATGGTTAGACGCTAGTCATATGACGTTGGGGTCCAGTCCAGTGATTCGAGACGTTACTTACAGCGAATCTTTTTCGATAGACGACGATGGGTGTATGTCCGGTTCGTGGACCGCTTCCGGTTTCGTCGTATCGAGCAGCGCCCCTTGGTCGGGAGGAGGAACCATATCGGGACAATTTGCATATTGGCCAACTACTTCGTTTTGTAGTTCTGAATACGACTGCGACGCTGGTCCCACGTGGGGATACCCAACCACAACAGTGACGGCCACTCTAGTGACTGAAACTTGGAGTCACGGTTCAAATACTTTCGACAAGAGTGATGAACTATCTGACGCAGCCAATCCAACCTACACGCTGGCTGAAGCCCTCGGATCCATTAGCATATCAGACATTCCTTGGGGATGCGATATTGAAATGATTTTGAATCGGTATGACCACTCGACTGACTGCCTCGGTGTAGTCGGGAATACCTCGACCGATTACAACAATGAAATTTCGGCGTTAGACGACTTGATCGACACTGCTGCAGCTTCTCAAACATCGATCGAATCAGACTTAACTGACGCAGAAACTGCATTGACGGATTACTTAGACGCTTGGGCCTTAGACCACGCAGCCTACCAAGCAGAACAAGAAGAACGAGCGGCTGGAACTCCCGCAATGTCTGACCCAGATTTTGCAGACTTAGTTGGCTTAGTGTTTGCGAAAGGGACTACACTCGCGAGTCTTTATTCAACTATCTCAAGCATAGAAGATAATTTAGCGCAGGCGTCAAACACAGTCGGTGCTCTTGAGTTTGCTAAAACCAAAAAGACGACGGTGGCTTATGATGGATCGTATAAGCTCTATCCGGAGCTCGGTGCTCCATACCCGTATGAAGGAACTGATTATAGCAACTTGCCATCTTTTGTTGATGGTGGTCACGCGCAAGTTCGTCTACGCTTGACTCTTTCTAGGCCAGCTAGCACTGGTGGGGAATCGTTCGACTGTTTAATTGGAGGAGAATCTGCAACTTGCGCTATCGCCGAAGGGGACTATATCGGATACACCACACCAGTCAATAGAACAATTAGCTTAGACATCTACGACATTGAAATAACTAGGTTGTTATGATTGAACTACCTGACATATTGAAGCAAGCCAAATTGAAAGCTCAACAGCGGTTGTACGGAGACGTGGTGAAAACGTTATTGGAACCAGTCGTGCGCGTGTCTGACCGAGTGTTGGGCACCAAGCTGGCTGACTGCGCATCTTGCGAAGAACGCAGACAAAGCTTGAACTCAATAGGAGTGAAATTGCATAGATGAAAATTCTTGGAGTAGACCCTGGCAAAAATGGCGCGTTTGCTTCGTACGACGGTGAGGTACTGACGACGTATAAGATGCCCAAATGTCCAGCGCGGATGACCGTGTTGATTAACGAACTGACGAAGAGTCACGACTTAGTTGTCGTTGAGCGCGTGACTGGTTGGTTCCCTGGTGCCAAAATGGCATTCGCTAGTAGAGGCTTCACGATGGGTTGTTGGTTCTACGGACCCGTATGTGCCGCGCTGTCGGTAGATCCGTCTAAAGTAAAGTTTGTGATGTCGGCGCAATGGCAACGTGATTTGGGGTGTCTATCTGGCGGCGACAAAAAGTTGTTAGTCGAGTATGCTCGCAAAATGCATCCTCAATTTCGCATAATCAATCAAGTAGCCGATGCGGTTTTGATTGCGTCTTGGGGTTTTGCGAGTCGAGAGAAACTTTTGCGTAAACGTGTTTACGAATCTCGTGAGTTTTATATAAGTAATCTCGTAAACCGGAAACAATCCGGCGCAACAAACCAAACAACACAAACACCGCAACTACATAACCATATGGCTAAGAAATCCGCAACCAAGAAAGCCGCAGCGAAACCCGCCGCGAAGAAAGCCGCAGCGAAACCCGCCGCAAAGTCGAACGAAAAGAAAAACTACATCCTGACTCGTTACGCGAAAGCCCTCGGCTTCGCCGTGGCCGACAGCCGCGTGACTTCGGATGAAGAGAACGGCTCGACCACCAGTGCCTACCGCAAAGCTCGCAAGGAAGTTCAAACCGCGATTGAAGAATCCGGTGCGTCTACCTTCGACGGCGTGGTGGAAGCTTCCGGCGCAGACAGCGAAGTGGTGCAGAAGTCTCTCAACGACTTCTTCGCTCAATTCGACCCGAACAAGTAATCGTTTCGGCGTCGTTCAATAACCGAAAAACGAGGGCCGGCAACAACGCTGGCCCTCGTTCATTTAGTCATCCACACCATTCTTCCTATGCACCGCGGTATCATCATTTTAGAAGGGCCAGACGCGTCTGGTAAAACTACACTAGCTTCGCAAATCGAGTCTGAAGCAACGAGTCGCAAAAACTGGCGCTATTCAAACGTTCATCGAATGCACCTACGCGAGCGCCGCAACTTAGCGCCGTTTCAATTTTTAGCTACGTCGAAAGCCATTGACCACCGCGGCCTGACCATCATCGATCGTCATTGGATTTCAGAGGAAGTATACTCTGCAGTGTATCGTCCAAATCAAACACGATCGACGATTTACTCGCGGTTGTGGTTTGAAATGTTTATGACAGTCCCAACGGTGTACGTCATGTGTTGCCCGTCTGTCGCTAACGCTGTTGAATCTTACCATCGAACGATCGGCCAAGGGGTGTCTCAACTATATGAATCCGACGACCGCCTCAAGCACGCAGCTGAATTGTACCGTCGTGTCGTAGGATTCCATGCTCGCGACTTTGACGATGTTAACTTTTTCGCGAAAGGTTTGGGTCATCGGCTGTCGCAGCACGGTGGATTATGCTCGATGCGTACGACGTTTCCTCATCAATACGAAGTCGTTCACCACGATATTTTTGAGCATCCTGTTTCGGCGGCCGACGCGTTAGACACGTTAGACGCTCTCGTTCATCGGCGCGCTAAGCAGTCTGCTGCCGACCGCAATGAAATGCTTAACCGGCGAAAGCTAATGATGAACATACTCCAATAGGCGAAAGGCTTTGACCAGCGAAGCGCCGTTATTATCTAGTGTGTTGGCTATTATCTAGCGAGAGCCAGTCGACGTACGAGCAGTTTAAGCAACGTGTGGGGGAAATCCCGTACGTTGCTTAAATGCGTAAATATGCATAAAGTATTTTACGATCCTGCGCGGTTTGTTAGTATCCGTATGTGGCCGCTGCCACTCACCACTAACAAAACGAAAATATGAACGACAAATCCAAACTCATCGAAAAACTGAAAAAGCTCATGGCCATGGCGGATCCCGCTGGTGGCGCTACAGACGCTGAAATGCAGACGGCTATGGCCGCCGCCCAACGTCTTATGACGGAGCACGGCATTGACGCAGTTGAAGTGATGGACCGCAAAACGTCAATGGACGACATCATGCATGATGCTTCTGAATTTGGCCGCCGCGAACATTACAGTGACAATGCTATCATGGTGATCATCATGGAAATGCTGCCCATCCGCATGTTGAAGTCTCACTATTACTCTCAGAATGCTAACGGTCGCCCTGAGAAATTCTTCAAGGTGATCTACATTGGCCAAGCTGACCAAGTCGCCTGTGCTATGTTGTTCTACGGCAAACTCCGTGAAGCGTTCTTCTCTGGCATGAAGCGTTACCTCAAGCGCACCGGCCAAAAGTGGAATGCTGATCTTCAACGTGGATACGATCGCGGCCTTCGTCAAGGTTTCGTCGAAAGAAACCGTGAAGCGAAATCTGCAGCGATGGCCGCGGCTAACGCCGACTCCACTTCGCGATATGCTTTGGTTCTCGTGGACGTCAAAAAAGTAGTAGATCAATACGTCGACAAGACGTTCCGAGTTACTGTCACACAGGCGTCTAAGAAAGCATTCGACCACAACGCTTTCGCTCAAGGCAAATTGGATGGCGCTTCACTGAGCCTCCACGATAAAGTTGGAAACGGTGTCACCGGCTTGTTGAAGTAACTGACGTTGAAATACCTAACCCAGAGGGGCGCGACTCTCCAACGCGCACAACACTCATATGAAAAATTCATTACAGCCTACGCACTACCGCAAAGAATTCAACGGAGTCGACGTTTTACACGTCGGTAAGTGTTCAGAATGCGGACTTTCAAAAATCACGCAAGTCAATCATTACTATGGGCTTCGCATATTGACGACTATCCAACTTCCCGAACTTCCAAGTCTAGAGGAAACTTGCGACGGCGATTGCGCGGCGTAACTCTCAACATACTCATATGAAAAACTCATTCGCTCAAGCTCTTTCGGTCTTACTGACGTCAACCAACGTCGCCGACGTGTCAAATGTACTCACTCGCTCGTTTCACTTGTTGGGGAAGAACCCAGTGCTAACGTCTGCGATGCAAGTCGCGGTCGACCGTCTTGCTTCTGACTTGAAGCTTTCACATCAAGTCATCCATAAGACCATACGGTCTCGCAACCGTGAGTTTCTAATGGCTATTGCCGGCTAACACCATGAACATCTTCTTTTTAGATCCACATCCAAATGTCGCCGCTAGTTACTTGTGCGACAAGCACGTAGTAAAGATGGGAATCGAATCGGCTCAGATGTTGTCGACAGCTCATTGGTCGAACGGCGGGTCTGCGCCGTATAAGCGAACTCACACAAACCATCCATCGACTATTTGGGCGCGAGCGTCTACGAATAACTATGATTGGTTAGTCAAACACGCGTTTAGTATTCTTGACGAGTATGAAAAGCGTTACGGACGTCGCCACAAGACACGCTCAGTCGTTGAATGGTTAGACCTACATCGACCCGACCTCCCAGTCGCGGCGTTCACTTTGCCGCCGCAATGCATGCCAGACGCGTATAAGCGTGAGGATACTGTTGACGCGTATCGCGCCTTTTACGCAGTCGAAAAAATCGCAGGGTTGGGCTTGTCATACGCTAAAGCTCAGTCGCGTCCCGAATGGCTAGGTTATTACATAGGTTAGAACGTACGAACAACCTCTCGTACGCCGACTAAATGCGTAAGAATGCACAATTGATTTTACATTCTTGCGTAAATTATTAGTATCCGTTTGTAGCCGACGCTACTCAACATCAACAAAACATCAACAAAACATCAACATCCGATCCTATGAAAACCAACGCTCCTCGTTCCCTTACACACACTCAATTGGCTGCTATTAAGTTGCCACACGCTACGAAAACTTGGCAGCCAGTCGCTCACCACGAACTTTTTGAAATGTTCGCGAAAACCATCGTCCGCCGCGGCTTCAAAGTCGTCAGCGGTTCTCACACGACCAGCCACAACGACAAACGTTATTTTGGCCGCATCAACGTCACTAAGAAAGACCATGCGAACAAGGACTTCCAACTGGTCGTCGGTGTTCGCAATTCCCATGACAAAACGTATGCAGCTGGTGGCGTCGCTGGTAGCCAAGTGATGGTGTGCAGCAACGGCATCTTCAGCGGCGAACGTAAGTTCACTGAACGTCACACAAGCAAAATCGACCTTCGCCTCGACCAGCAGGTTGAAACGGTGGTTGAACAACTGATGGGCGACTACAAAATCCAAGACGACCGCTTCCTCGCCTACCGTCAATTCGAACTCAACGACTCGATGGCCCACGACATTTTGATCCAGTCTATCGACCAAAGCGTCATCAGCGCCTCGGATGTTCCACACATCCTCAAGCAGTGGAGGACTCCTGATCATCCTGAATTCTCAGCCGATGGCAAGACGATGTGGCGCTTGTTCAACGCTTACACGGATTTCTTCAAGTCCGTCAACGTGTTTGATCTTCCTCGCCGTGGCGACAACCTCTACCGTCTCGTAGACTCAGTGGTTGGTATCAATACACCCGCCCTGTCTGCATAAACATTTCAACACGGGGGACGCGCATCCGACAACGCGTAACAACATACAACACACCACACACCCACATGCAAACGAAAACTGCAATGCCGTTGACGACCCGTCATAAACTCTCAGCTGCCGCACTCACTCTGCGTCACACAGCGAGCCAACCGATGGTATTCGTGCAACAGCCTACGAAACTCGCAGTGACGACGGTCGTCGCAAAAACTCCGCGCATCGAAACACTCGAGCAAGTCGAACTTCGACGAGCTCGAGTTGAAGCGATAACGCGAGTCGCTCCGAAAATCGTCATTACGTCGAACAGCGTCTACGTATTGGACAACCAATTGGACGCCGTGAATGCGGTGCCTATGAAGCTGCCGTGGATTACCCGGTTGAAAAACTGGATGAAACGCGCAGACTGACCCAGAGCGCCAACTGAATCTCAACGTTCAGTTGGTGCTTTTATTTTTCTCACTTCAACGACAACCTCAACATCCCATACGCTATGAAACGTCAACGCCCTTTATACTCCTACACCTTCAAATGGTCGAAGCCATTTGGATCCACCGGCACCACAACTATCGAAGCATCCACACCGAAATCCGCTCGTCGGATTCTTCAAGAACGCATCGGCCTCGTCTCCACTCGCACTCTCGTCAGCAAAATCGAACTCAAAAATCTCGTATGAAATCTCCCACTGTTTCTCGTCTCATCCCACGAGCCACTGTCACTGACCGTCGGTTTGCTATTAAAGAAACTGACCGTCGTGAGTCTTGGTTGAAGCGTTGGATTGACCACCATCGCCCGGCACGGTCCTTCACCAACCTCACGGAGAGCCTCACGGACGCTCGCTTCCAATAGGACTCCACATACACCGGAACGTACGGGCCAGTTTGTATGAAGTACGAGTTTGGCCCGTACGTTGCTTAAATGCGCAAATATGCATAATTGATTTTACGCAGGATTTGAGTGTGTTAGATATTGATCGTGGCCGCTGCCACTCAACACTAACAAAACAAAAATATGACAAACACTACTCCGTCGTTCAAGATCATCAAAAACGCACAAGGCGAACGCGCTGTGAAACTCTCGACTGGCCAAGTTATTCCGGCTGACATCGCCGGTCTTTGCGTCGGTAAAGATTTGTGGCTTTCACAAATCGAATGCAAATGCCGCGACTGCGGCGAACGTTTCCCGCTCTCCATGTTGCAAGGTGGCGGCCAATGGTGCGAAGAGTGCCAAACGAAAGACCTTGATTAACACTCACAACGGGGGATGCGCATCCGACAACGCATTTCAGTTTACATCTCGTTCAATCCAATTAGTATCGTTTCCTCTTCCTTATGAAAATGTCTCTCTCCTCTTTCACCGGCGTGGCGGCTCCATCGCAGTCCCCGTTTGGCCGCGTCGAGTATAACGTCTCAGACCCGTCACGTGTCAATCCTTCCGGCCTTCTGGATTACCAAATACCCGCAGTGTGGTACAATGCCAAAGCGATCGCGGCCTTCAACGCGACGGTCGATGCATCAGACACTGGCACCGGAAAAACTTACGTCGCTTGTGGCGTGGCTCGCGAATTGAAACTCCGCTTGCTCGTGGTGTGTCCGAAGTCTGTGATTCCCGAATGGCGCAAAGTCATTGCAAAATTCAAACTCACCGCGATTGACGTGGTCGGTTACGAAAAGCTCAGAGGGTGCAACCTCCCGCATCTCAAATGGGTGACTCCGACGAAGTCTGAAGCCGACGGAAAGTTTGTGTGGCACGTCCCGTCTGACGCCTTGGTGGTGTTTGATGAAGCTCACCGTTGCAAAGCTCATTCTTCACAGAACGCCAAAATGTTGATCGCAGCTCGCCAACAGGGCGTGAGAATCTACATGGCGTCTGCGACGTTAGCGGTGTCTCCTCTTGAAATGCGAGCAATTGGATTCTCACTCGGTCTGCACAACCTCACCAACTATTTCCAATGGGCCAGGTCTCATGGCGCGGAGAATAACGAATGGGGTGGCCTTGACTTCGACGCTAACGATGCGAGAAACAAGGCAATCATGTTTGCTCTGCACAAGCAATTATTTCCCAACCGCGGTTACCGCATTCGCATCTCAGAACTGGGTGACCGCTTCCCTGAAAGTCAGGTCACAGCAGTCGCTGCGGGAATGAACGGCGAGACTTCGAAGCTTAATCACGTCTATGCTGATATGCAACAAGCTTTAGCGAAGTTGGACGAGCGCACCATGAATTACAGTCAGTCGATTTTCGCGATCCTCCTTGAAGCTCGCCAACGAGCTGAATTGTTGAAGTGCAGCGCCTACGTTGAAATGTGCATGGACGCTCTTGAAGATGGGCACAGTGTTGCGATCTTCGTCAACTTCACACCTTCACTTGAACTTATCGCCGAACGGTTGACGAAGAAAAAGATTCGCGTATCAAAAATCGCAGGTGGCCAGAGTGGCGACGAACGTGAAAAGAATATTGAAGCATTCCAATCAAACGAAGTCCGTGTGATTGTCTGCAATATCGCGGCCGGTGGCACTGGCGTCAACTTACATGATCTCAGCGGTGACCATCCAAGGTTCTCCATTATCTCACCCAACTATTCGGCGGTGCAATTGAAGCAAGCCATCGGACGAGTGTGGCGCCAAGGAGGACTGTCGAAGAGCATTCAAAAAATCGTCTTCGCCGCCGACACTATCGAAGAGCAAGCGTGTGAAGCCGTCCGTCGCAAAATTCAAAATCTCAACCTCCTCAACGACGGAGACCTTACCTCTGGAATTTCCTTTTAACCCACACCACATATGAGCAACCAAAAGCAACCACCACTACCCGGCACCGCGTTATTTACCACATACCGCGAAAGCAAACTCTACATCCTCGACGTGACCATCGGACACCGACGACACGGGTGGGATCATACAACTTATCGATATTGTATTGTTGATGTGGATCCGTATGACAACAAAGACCGCGGGCTTCAAGGTCACTCAGTCGAAGCGCTGGTCGCGGACATCAAAACGACTATTGATCTACGCCGCCGCCTCCGCCACTAACTCGCTATCAGCCACCCACTCTCAACCTCATCTCAAACCATCCAAACATATGCCTAAGGTATCCACCATCGTCAAGAAACAGAAGCCCTCTACAGTGACCAAAACGCCAGTCTCTAAGTCAGTTGAAAAAGCAAACCCACGACAAGTCCGTCTCGACGAGGTTCGACCTGCTGCCGTTGCTCAAGCTAAATTGGCCATTAGTCATCTCCCAAAGCCCACGGACATCGGACGATTCACGCCGTCTGGTTCTAAACATTTCATCAACTGTTCGTCGTACTATCCTGAGTGGGAAGACCCAACTGAAGACCGTTCCGCTGCAGACGAAGGAACGAAGTTGCACAAGCATACTGAGTCAGACAACGTCAAAGGCCTCGACCTAGACGCTGCGAAGCTTGTGCACTCATGCATCGCATTCAAACGTCAACTGCGAGAGCTTGTTGAAACAAGTTATCCCAAGTCGAAAGGGTTCACGCACATCGAGTCGACAGAGCTTAAGTTGCCCATTCTTCGAGGCGTCAGCAATGGCTATATCGATTGGCTGATCGCCGTGCGCGATTCAAAAAACCAAGTTGTTCACGTTGACGTTGTTGATTGGAAGTTTGGCAAGGTGTTAGTCGAAGCGGCTGAAACGAATGCTCAAGGTTGGTGTTACGCCGCCTCACTTCGATTTGAAATGAAGGCGCCTCGAGTAAGAACGTGGTTCGTCCAACCTAAGCGCGACATGGTGACATCTGCAGAGTTCGACGCAAAAAGACTTGACGAATTGTATGAGTACTTGAGTGGCGCGTACCTCGCTACGAAATTGCCAGTGGACAAAAGGCCAGTGAACCTTGTGCCCACGACGTGCGATGGGTGCGGTCGCAAAAGCATGTGCCCAGCGTTCTTGAAAGCCACAGTTCAATTCGTAGAACACACGTCTGAGACGCTGTCGCCCGAACATCTAAAAGCTCTGAAGGTGCTCCGTGAAAAAACCGCTGAGACGATTGTGGATCCAAATGTGCTCAACGCTTTGTACACAATCTCGGCGCCACTAAAGAAACTTCACGACTCTGTCAAAGACCAAGTGACTCAAATGTTGTTGGCCGGATACGATCTACCATCCGTTGAACTTAAAGACCGCGACGGCTCAGCGTTCTTAGTCATTACGCCTCTTGAGTTACGTAACGAAATATTGAACAAGGGGTTGTTGAATGGGATCATTGACAAAGAACTCATCGACGACGAGTTCGTCTTCAATCTGTTAGACACTCGCACTCCCAACAAAACGGGTGAGAGCGTCAAAGACGCACTGATTGCGAGTGGCAAGTCGAAAGAAGAAGCGAGTGAACTGAACTCTGAATTGACACGACGTCTAACTCAACGCGGCTTCATCGGCCACGGTTCACCTTCATTCTATCCAAAGCTTAAGAACTAAATGCGGCCGAGAATATAACGAACGTTCTGATTTACATCTCAACCACATATGGTCTAATCCATTTAATTGCACACAGCAATTACAAACGTAAACAAACACACTACACACACCATGGCTACTAAACTTGCTAAGAAAAAACCCGTCGCTGAACCTGCGAAAAAACCCGCAACTCTTCCCGTCAAGCGCGCTCTCACTCCGGCATCTCGAACTTCGCTGAAGGGCCCAAATGCTACTCCGCCTCCAGTTCATCATGATGACACTGAACCTACGAGCCAATTGGCTACTACCTCACGGTCGTCGGCCCCATCAAACGGCGATGTGGAAGGCGAAATTAACCGGTCTGACTTGACGACTCCTTCGTTGAAAATCGTTCAGAGCATCGGACCGCTTTCTGAAAACTTTGACGGTGGCGTCATCGTGCTCAACGGCGAAATCCCAATCACCGACGAGCCAGACAAGGACAACCCAACTCCACTCGAAATCACGGTGCTTCGCGTCAAAAAAGAATACGAAGAGAACATTGAGTACGGCGATGAAAACCGTCCGCGCATTTTTGCTACCGAGCGCGAAGTGATCGAAGCGGGCGGGCACACTGAGTGGGTGAACAACAAAAAGCCTCCATTCTCTCCAATTGCGACTATGCTCGTCGTGGTCAAAGCTCCTGAGACGTCTGACGAAACGATTCTCGCGAACTTCCCGCATCAGTTCGAAGCGGAGAACAAAGCGAATAAAGCTCTCAACGGTTCGTATGCTTTGGCACTGTATAAGACTAAAGGTTCCTCGTACACACGAGCTGCAAAACTCGTGTTCAACGCTGTCGCCATGTCCGACTTGAAAAACCGCGGACTGGTCGCTGGTGCATGGGCCCTCGGAGCCAAACGCGAAAAGGTGAACGGCAACTTCGTCTTCGTCCCTGTGATGAAGCGCACCGGGACTCACCCAGACGAGTTCATCGAGTTCCTGAAATACTTGACCGCGTAACTAATTCTAAGCGCGTTAGCTTTGGGAAATTCAAACGCGCTCGAACAGGGACTGAGCAACCTACTGACAATGTGGTGGCTCACCAATTTCATCTCTTCCTATCATGTCCCTTCCTGTTCTTGACCCCAAAGGTCCTACCAAACGTGACCTCATCGTCATCGCCAAAGCCGCTGCGAATCCAAAGCGTAAAGGTGGTCCATACAAACTCGGTGATGCCGGCGCTATGCAAGTTTTCGAAAAACGAGCTCGCGCCGTCGCTCTTCATAACCATTATCGAAGCAAAGAAGCCGCGGCTCGCCGCAAGCGTTTCGCTTTGCTCGGTCTCTCACCAATTTCAAACTGATCGTCTTCTCACTTCTCTTTCCTTATGCCCACGCTCAAAAAGAAACCGGTCGCGACACGAAAACCCGTCGCTCTTTCACACGTCGTCGTAGACTTCGAGTCTTACTATGACAATGAATGCTCTGTCTCCACGCTCGGAGCCGAAGCATATACTCGCCATCCCAAATTTGAAGCTTACATGGTGTCTGTCTACGACGGGCCAGAGGGGTCTATCAAGTACGTGGGTCACCCTAAAGACTTTGATTGGGCGAGTCTTAAAGGTCGCCAAGTCGTGGCCCACAACGCTCAGTTTGATTGGACGATCTTTAACGCGGCCAAACGAGAAAGTTGGTGGAAGAAATGTCCGAAGTCGTTAGACCTTGGGTCTTGGCGTGATACCGCCGCGCTTGCCGCATTCCTTGGCGCTCCTCGTAGTTTGGCCGGCGCTTGCAAAGCGCTGTTCGACATCGAGTTGTCAAAAGGCATGCGAGATTGGATGAAGGGCCGGACGTTTAACGACGCCATACGTGAAGGCAAAGCCAACGCGCTGGCTGAGTACGCTATGCACGATTCAATCTATGCGTGGCAACTTTATGAAGACTTTCACGAAATGATGCCCGTTGAAGAGTGGCGGTTGTCTCAATGGACGACTGAGAGTGGGATGCGAGGCGTGGCGATTGACGTCAAATTGCTCAACACAAGCATTCGTAAGTTATCGACTCGTCTCAACGAAGTCAGTGAAATAATCCCGTGGTTGAATGATGACTCAGATTCGAAACCCACGTCATCGAAAGCTCTTGCCCAAGCTTGCCGTGATGTTGGTATTCCTCCACCCAAATCGACGGCAAAGACATCCGTTGATTTTGACATGTGGCTCGATGAGTACTCTGACAAAGCGCCATTCGTCAAAGCGATGCAAGAATATCGAAGCGTCAACCGCGTGTTAGCCGTGTTGCATGCGATTCGAATGCGTCAGTGCGATGGCATCTTGACTTTCTCTAAGAAGTATTACGGCGCCCATACGGGCCGGTTCTCTGGCGACGGTGGATTGAACATGGAGAACTTTCCACGCGAACCCATCTGTGGCGTTAACTTACGTAACATTATCATTTCGCGACCGAAGAAGAAATTGATCATCGCTGACTGGGCCCAAATCGAAGCTCGCATCTTGTTGTGGTTTGCCGATGATGAACCAGCTCTCAAACTCCTCGCTACCGGAATGAGCGTGTATGAAGCTCATGCTCGACAGACGATGGATTGGAAAGGCGGAGTGTTGAAGAAAGAAAACGACCTACTCTATCGTCTCGCAAAAGCGCGTGTCCTCGGACTCGGTTACCAATGCGGCGCTCCGAAATTCGTTCATGCCGCAAAGACAATGGCGAACTACGACATCACACTGGCCGAAAGTAAAAAGACAGTCCTCGCGTATCGCGCTACAAACAAAGGTGTCGTAGCTTTATGGGACAGGTTGCACGCTGAGGCTGTTTCAAAAACTAACGCTGTCACCAACCCGTCTGGCGCTTGGATTATTGAGTTGCCATCTGGCCGTCCATTGCGGTACTTCAACTTGAAGCGTATGAAGCATCCCAAATTCGGGACGCAAGTCATGGCTCAGTCGTGGATGGGTTACGCTCACCGGTCTATTTATGGCGGGTTGCTTACTGAAAACCTAATTCAAGCAACTGCCCGAGATGTTCTACGCGACGGCATCTTGAATTTGATTGACGCCGGGTACGACCCGCTAATGTCGATTCACGATGAAATCGTTGTCGAAGTCGACGACAAGGTGGATCCACAAGCCATCGCTAAAATCCTTCGACAGACGCCCGAATGGCTCGAAGGTTGTCCTATGGACGTCGAGTTCGAAGCCTCCAAATACTACAAGAAGTAACGCTAATACCACACCCATATGATCTGTCCCAATTGCCTTGAACAATCTCACCCTGAACTTGAATTGAATGAGCAAACGCCAAGTTGATTGGGCTCGCAGCGCCCGGTTTGAATTGACGTTCAAACTGGGCGGAGTGTGCGTGTCATGTTCCGCTTCTCGAAATCTAGAATTTGATTGCATCATCCCGCAAGGACACGCCCATCACACTTTTGGCTACGTGAAGTGCACGAGCTTCTACCGCCGACAGTATGAACTTAAAAATCTGCAGTTGCTTTGTCGCCGTTGCCACATTAAAAAGTCAGTCAAAGAATTACCGTTTACCTTGATTAACGAAGACATTGAACCATTTTGATTCTATGGCCAACTACAAACTATCCGCCCATCAAGTCGACGCCATCAAACGCGAACGACGAACCTACAATACGACGTATCGCGAACTTGCTAAAAAGTTCCACGTTCACCTGACGCAGATCCACCGCATCTGTGTTGGCGTCTGCCACGTCAAACCACGTCCACGTTTCATCTCGCGCAAATCATGTCCTACCGTTCTATAAAACCAAAAGACGATGACCTCGTCGAACTCGCAATGAGTCAACCCGCAAAAGTATGGGTCGACGAATGCATCAAATCGTCAAAAGCTTCTCGTTGGGTTGACGCGCTATGGTGCGACTTCATGTTGAACGTCCAGCGCAGCGTTGAAGAACCTCACTTTGAAATGCCAGTCACTCCGCGTTTATTTAGCGTCGTCGGTTACTTCGTTGGAATCACAATTGCTATCGTCGTAGTAATTATCATTTCGCCGATTCTCCCGTTCCTACTCACGTACAGTCACTTCAAAGATAATTCTTTCAAAAACCGAGACAATTCATGAGCATCAAACACGCCTCTATCATTCCACTCATCGGTGGAGAAACCATCGGCCAAGTTCAAGCGTTCGGGAGTGACCCGAGTTTCTTCCTCTCGTACTCGCCGTTCTCATCAAACGATTCGCACTGTCGCCATCATTTCAAAGACGTTCCATACTATCAAGTCGACGTCGACAACGTGCCCAAGCTCCCAAAAGTCGATGTGGTCAATACTGTGTGCCCATGTGCCGGTTTGTCCACGCTGTCTCCATCACCTAGTTCTGATTCAAAAACAAACGATTGGTTGACTATTAGTACGAAGTACGTGGTGGAAAACCTTCGGCCACGCGTTCTGTGGGGTGAAAACGCTCCGTGTCTCGCTACACGTCTAGGCGAGCCAGTCGTAGCAAATATGCGAGCGATCGCTAAAGCTAACGGGTATACGATGACATTGTATCGGACGCAGTCGTGGTTGCACGGGTTGCCCCAAGTCCGCGAGCGCTCGTTCTACTTCTTGTGGCGCGAAAAGAATCGCATCCCTGTGCTTCCATTCGTCAAGCGAGCTGAGCAAACAATTGAGCAATTCTTCTCTAGCCACGATCGCGAAGCTCGCGCTGCTATTCAAAATGATGTGACAAATGAGAAGACTCCGTCAGATGACCCGATGTATCGCTACGTTCTTGAGAAACTTGAAGGTGGTATTACTCACAAACAGTTCCACGCGCTTATTCCAAGGACGATGGGTCCGATCCATTGGACTGAAGACAAGGACGGAACATTTGGGCCAGCCGCAAAGTGGTTAAAGAAAGAGGGTTACGAAAAAGCCGCAGCGAGGTGTCAAGCGATGGATGCCAAATTGGCGTCAGGCAAGAACGTCATGAGGCGAGGCGTTGAAATACCTAAGCACAAAATCGGAGCGTTCGTCGGACACTTCCCTACGCTGCTCACTCACCCAACGAAAGACCGGCACCTCACTTACCGCGAATGCATGTCGTTGATGGGCATGCCGTACGACTTCGAGCTGTTAGACCCCAAACGAAACTTGAACCATGTCTGCCAGAATGTCCCGGTTGTCACTGCTCGTGACATGGCGACAGGCGTGCTCAAATATCTCAACGGCGAGCTTCCTTTTGAAAAAGGCGAGGCTGCTCTTCAACGTAACCACAATCAACACTTCGCACTACTACCGTGAGCATCAATCGAATCCTAATTCATAACTCGCAACGCACAGACGAGGAGCGTAGAGCTATCGTACTAAAAGCTAACGACTTACGTCGTAGTGGTTATCGATGCAAAATCGTCGAAAAGCGACTACACGCGTCTATGCGGTCAATTCGCGAATGGGCTAAAGAATTCAACATCACTCTAACCAAATGACTTTATTAGATAACATCCTTGAACGTTTAACTCAACGACGTAGCGAACACATCACGCTCAGTCAGCGCAGTTGGAATAAGTCGCCACTTGTCGTCGCTGGCTTTACTCATCTGTCAAGACGCGAACAGCTCGAAAAGTGGTGTTCAGCTCATGATGTGGTTCTCGATTATTCAGGCACTATCGATTGTTTTATCATGCGCTTGAAGTCAAATAGAAAAAAGTAGTTCCACAATGATTCGGTAATGATAGAATCAAATTCCTTCCTATGGCCTTCACCTTCAAAAAAGCATCTGTTCTCCCGCCCTCTCCTATAACGACGTCTGAATCGTCTCAACCAAGTGCGCCACCTCCAAAAGTAAAACTGTCGTTCGGCTCTCGCAAAGCTTCAACAGTAGAAGACGAAAAGATCGACGACACTCCTATTCGCGAACCGAAGGAGACTAAACAACCCGTGCCTGAACCAGTCGATGAAGACGAGTCAGACGAGTCAGACGAAGATGCCGAAGCTCGTCGGCAAGAACGAAAAGCGAAAGAGCGGGCTGAACGCCCTCCAACGCGCGCTATGATCATGGCGAAAAAGCTCGTTCCACATTTGATCAAGCAAGCCAACGTGTGCAAACCGGGTCAGACGTTTAAGACTACATTCACCGGTCCTTTGTATGAAGAACTTGCGAACATGGCAGGTGGCGTGTCAGACCGCGTTCAATCTTTCTGTCTCGCCGCGTGCGATCTATCTGACTTACTATCTCATTGTTCGAGCACTGAATACCCGTTTGAAAAGAAGATCGAATGCGTCATGTATAAGTGGGACAAGCCACTAAGAGCAATGGACGGCTTTAGAACTCGATTGGTGGGTGCGGCGCGAAAAGAAATGAAAGAGAAGAAACTTCGCGCCCAAGAAAAAGCTCGCAAATCGCTGTCGGCATGAGTCTTCCTTGTCGTCCTCAAATCTTCGCCGCGTTCCTTGATCTCAAAGGCGCTCTGACGCGCCAACCCTACCATTTTATATGTTGCAATTATTCACTCTCGCAAATGTCTCGTCATCTACATCAGAATCTTCGAGCCTTACGAAATGGAAGCGTTCGTCGTGGCCAGCCAATTTAAAGTCAAAGCAAGATTTCTCTACGTGGATCACCGACCCAAATACTCAATGGCAGGTGTATTCGCCGTATGAAGGAGTCGCAGCAAACGCTCGCGTCAACTCCTCAAATCCTGCTCACACCATGCGAGTGTTGGTGATTGATTTCGATTCGCCAGTCGAAGAATCACAAGAGGAGGTGGGCCAGTTCGTGGTTCGCCAATGCCAACGCCGCGGCGTGCCAGTCCCTACTTTAATCGCCAAGACTTTTTCAAATGGAGTACGCTTTGTCTACGAATTTGAAAAGCCCATCATGGTGCACGGCCCAGCTCACGTAGCATTCCTTCAACAGTTGACTAAAGACTTTCGCTGCCGGCATATCTGCGAAGGCTTAGACGAGAGCGCTCTAAAAGACACTGGGCTTCTCTATTGCGCACCGCTTCATTGGACGAAATTAGAAGAAGGTACGCCTATTCAACATTCGCTTTTGATGCACGCTTTGGTTGAAGCTTCGTCCAAAGTCAAATGGAGGCCGCGCGGAGCGCCGGTTCTCCCGATTCGGATTGTCGCCGAAGAGCTTGAATCGCGCTTCCCAAATCGTTGGGTAGGCCCATTTGATTTGGGAGCTCGTGGCGTTCGCTTCTGGGATGCGTCTGCTGATAACCATACCGCCGCAATCGTCCGTGAAACTGGAATGCAATGTTTCACCGGCTCAAGGTCTTTCGTATCGTGGTCTGAAATCTTTGGATCCAACTTCACGAAAAACTACGAAGACAACCGTGTCGGTGGCGCTATTGAAGATACGTTCTTCGATGGAATGACCTATTGGACAAAGCTCGGCAACGATTGGTTTGACTTCAGTCGCCAAGATATTCAGCTCCAACTTAAGCAACGTGGCCTGACGCATGAGGCGCCAGAAGGAGGCGGACTTTCTGAAATGGAAAAAGCGTTAGCGACGGTGCAAACGACGATGAGAGTCGATGCGGCGGTGCCTATGCCACACTTTCCAACGGGCATTAACTTAGTACAGATGAAGCGGTTCTTAAATGTCGCGTCTGTCCAATTGATCCTACCTGCCGCGAAGTGCAAAAAGTGGGGCGACGGCTTCTCGACGCTAGCCCACTACTTAGACGGGTTCTTTGATGAAATCGATGCGAGCCACGGAGCTACGCAGTTGGAGTTTTACTTGTCGTGGTTGAAAAGATTCTACGTGTCGTGCAAGGAAAAGCGTCCGTTGCCGGGCCAGGTAGTATTTATAGCAGGTGAAGTGCAGAGCGGTAAAACGTTTATGAGCAACGTAGTGATAGCGAGACTCGCGGGTGGCTCGTCTGATTGTTCGTCGTATCTACTTGGCGAAACGCGATTCACTGGGCACTTGTTCGCAGTTCCCATTTGGACGATTGACGATACGAGGCCGGGCCAGGACAAAGCACACGCCAATTACTCAGCGTTGATCAAAAAGATGCCGGCCAACCAACTCTTCTTGTTCGACGACAAATTCAAACGAGCTCGCATGATCCCATGGCTCGGTCGTATCATCGTGACATGCAATTTGGATAACGAATCGTTACGCATTCTACCTGATATTGAACAGTCGCTGTTAGACAAAGTGAGTTTGTATAAAGCGGCGCCGACGAGAGAGGGTTACGATTTCCATAAGCTCGATAAAGCATTGGCTGAAGAACTGCCGGCATTTGCGAAATGGCTCGAAGATTGGGAGCCGCCAGACGCTACGATCGAAGCGAGTCGCTTTGGCGTGACGAGCTTCCATCATCCTGAATTGCTCCAAGCTGCGAAAGAAGTAACGTCTTCGCATTCATTCTATGAAGCATTTCACATGTTCATGTCCTCGCAGTTTAACGAGTTCAAGACGCATGAATGGATTGGCAACGCTAGTACGATGTTGCGAGACATGGCGGGAGATGACGGAATGCGAGCTCTCACTTCGCATTATACGCCGCGAGGTGTGGGGCGCTTCATTGCCCAACTGGCTGGCCAAGGCGTTCCATTGACTCAGATACGAAAAGACGGCCTCAGAATGTGGTCGATAACGAAGAAAGATTTCATCGCATATTGCGACAACTTGCAACCTCAAGTGTCAGAAATGACACAAATTAAGGCAAAAGCACGGAAGAAGGCCTGAGAGGCCTTAGTTAGAAACTAATAAATCCATATGGACAATCAGTTCGAGATCATAGGCGACAGTCTGAGGGCCAGAAATGACTGGTTCGAGCAAAGTTTCAACCCTACGACCCTCCTGCACCAGCACTGGGGAGCGGGTCGTGCTGGTACGGGTCGCACACCCTCGCTGGGGAGCAGGTCCGCACTACCGTGCACAAGGAGGGCCCAAATAATGGACTTATGGACACTGAATCAAATAATGACCAAGTCGTCTAAGTCACTAATCACCAATGCTTTGAAGCGGATCATGGCCATTATGTCCATTTGTCCATTCATTTCGAAGTTCTTTGTACAGGCACCCACCCCTACCTGCATGCAAGCAGGGGAGTGTGTGTACGAGGACTCTATATATTTTAATGGTATAATGGACATTCTGTTCAAAATGCTATTGATATCCAACGGTTTATGAATGTCCATTTTCACTGGATATAATGACCAAGCCACAATAATGACCAAATAATGACCAAGCCACCTGATTACCTATGAAAACGTTCTATGATGATGTGAGAGAGTTCCGCGCTAAGTTTCAATTGAATGATGTGATCGTCGACGAAACGACGATGTGGGATGAAGTACGCAAGAAAGCAATTCACATGGATGAGGAGCGATCCGAGTTGATCGATGCGCTGTTCAGCCAAAAGCTTGGACGACATGATGCGGCTGATGCGATCGTCGATTTGATTTATGTGTTGTGTGGCATGGCCGCGATTCTTGAAATTCCATTGAACGAGTGTTGGAGGCGCGTTCATGAAGCGAATTTGAAAAAGCAGCGAGTGACGTCTGCGCAAGAATCGAAGCGGAATGACCCCTTCGATTTGAGAAAACCAGACGACTGGTCCCCTCCATCATTTGATGATCTGATGAAGAAAGAGTTTCCTTTTAGCTAAATTCGAATTATAACACTCACCTAGACAACTTCCTTACTATGAAAACACAACCTCGAATAGCAATAATTCTCGGTCGCGGCGTCGAAGGCTGCGGCGTCACCCGTTACGTCATTGAAGAACAAGCGTGGTATCGCTTACAAAAAATGGTGTGCGATGTTTACGCAAGCACCGACAAACTTTGGCCACGACGACTGGCCCAACCTTTAGAACTTGCCGGAACGTTCGATGCGTCAACTGCGTCAGCTACGGCTAAGAAGATCAACGAAGAGTACGACATCGTTTACTTTCAATCATGGCCTTCGAAGAATCATTCGCAAATCTTCTGTACTCGGTTCTTGCAGATGATGCAAGAGATCACTAAGCCCATTAAGATCGCCCATCAGAACGACCACAAGATTCATTCGATCAATCGTAACTACCGAATGTTTGAGTTGTTGCGGAATGTCGATGCTACTTTCACCTTCACGAAAACGTGCAAATATGCTACAATGGTGCGAGAGTTCGTTCCCGGCTTGCCCATCATGACTGTGGGTAATGGCTTCAACTTCGACGGTTACCGAAAGATGTGGCGGTCATTCGAAGAAAAGAAGAAGTGTATCACGTACTTCGGGCGCTTCGCTACATTCAAAGACCCTCAACGATTAGTCGATCATTTTGATAAGTTTAGAAATGCAGGCTTCGCCGTCGAAATGCGAGGCGTTGAACGATCGCTTGGTTCGCTTAAACTCTTCTATGAAGACCCAGCGATTCGAGATAAGCAACGCGATTGCATCTTCGAAGTGCATCCCAAGAACGGCATCGTTGAAAAGCACACTAAGCCGATACCCAAGGACAAACTGTTGGTGTATGGTCCGTATACTCGAATGGGCGAAGACGGGTTGCCTCGTCTCGCTGAGTCGATGTTTGGCGCAGACTTCTATCATCTCGATGCTTCTTATTACGGAGAGAACATGATGGAGTATTCCATGGCTGAAGCGATTGCGGTTGGAACGGTCGGCGTCTTCGACTCTCATTGGATCAAACATTGTGCTCCTAAACTCGCCGTAGTTTCTTGCGCTCGCGAAGGTATGATGGCGACGATTGAGGCGATGAAGCACTTAGCACACAAAGACATTTACGAAAAGTATCGAACGAAAGCGTGGGAACAAGCTCGCGAAATGTGTGATTCGAATGTCGTCTTCAAGAAGATGCACAAAGCCGCAATGACAGTCACCAAAATCTAATCATGAAACTTCGACCTATTTCCGTTACTGAAATTTGGCGCGACTTGCTCCAATTAACGCTCAACACTGGCGCCGCGCGAGTGCCGCGAGGACTCCCAATTCTTGAAGTGCTTCAAGGCCGCGCGGTCGTCGATATGAACGATCCGCTGATCGTCTTACCTGAACGTAAGCTCTCGTTGAAATTCGCGTTCACCGAAGCTTGGTGGATGCTTACTGGTCGCGATGATGTAGCCACACTTCACGAAGTGTCGAAAAACATCGTAGCGTATTCAGACGACGGAGTGACGTTTTTCGGAGCGTATGGAAAGCGTTACGTAGCGCAACGAGAACGAATTCTTCGAGCGCTTCGCCGAGATCATGACACTCGTCAAGCCGTGCTGACGTTTTGGGATGTAGCGAATCCACCAGACACTCGCGACTTGCCTTGCTCATTGACTATCCAATGGATCATCCGCGATGGCGCATTGCATGCGGTATACAATATGCGATCGAGCGATCTCTGGCTCGGATGGGCGTACGACATTTTCTCGTTCTCTTGCATGTCGTTCCACATGTTGTTAGAGTTACGCCAAACAGACGAGCGCTTAGCGAATCTCACATTGGGTAATATGTACTACACCGCCGGGTCTATGCATCTGTACGATCGCGATTTCGAAGGAGCTCATCGGTGTGTCTACGACTACAATGTGAAGATTGAGAAGCAACACCGGTCTATGTTGCTGTTCGACCTTGAGTTTCTACAACCAAATGGCGTCCATAAAGAGTGGGCGACGCCTGACAAATTCATTCAGTTCTTAGATGACCAACGCAAACTAAGTAATCTTGAGCTTCGAGAAATATGGGCTTAACCACGTACCAACCCAAAGTCGAAATCAAGCTAGACTCAGCGACGTCGCCGTTGTCGCAGTATACTCAAGAATTCACATGTGGTGAAGATTGGGTAGACGAAGTTGTCGAAGCAGTTCGGCACGGGCGCGATGATGAGGCTCGACGAATCGTTTTAGACGAAGTTAAAAGTCAAACACGTGATATGGTGATGACTGGATTTCACCCGCTTTTGTCGTACATTACTGAAGCTGTAGACGCTAGATTCGCCGCCGATGTCGCAGCGTATTCATCAAGATTGCGAGTGCGTGATGGGTGGACTGGCGCCACACTCGCTCAAAAATATGGAGTATCGCGTACGACCGCGCGATCACACATTGAAAAGTTCTGCGCTCAATTTGGACTGCCAGTCCCAGATGAACGCGGACATACCGAGAACGCTATAAGCAATCGCCGCAATGAAAAGCTCGTCAAATAAATCGTCTCTCGCAATAACGGGAATCACACACGATTGTGTCGCTATAGGTGAAGTCAGTATCACTATTGATCAGGCGATGACATTCACAGAATGGAAGAAACTTGGCGCTAGCATTACGCAGTTGCAAGAATCTTCGCTGTTCTGGTTGGGTGATTGGCTCAACGCTGGCCAACGGATATACGGGACTAAATATCGCGAAGCTTTGACGGTGCTGGGTGACAAGTACGAATACCAATCACTGGTCAACATTGCATACATCTGCAACAACGTTCAGCCTGAATTACGCCGTCGAGAACTCACCTATTCTCACCACCGCGAAGTGTGTAAGCTCTCGCCCGATAAGCAACGCGATTGGTTAGAGCGTGCTGTTGAAGAAGAGTGGAGCGTCTCTGAGTTGCGTCGTCATATTCGCGGCGCCGCAGAGTTGCGAGCATCAACAAAGAGAGCGCCCGAGTCTGTCGGTATAGGGGCAGTGGTCAACGGGTTTAAAGCTTACAGTAAGCAGACGTTATCCGCAGACCCGCCAATTCATTGGGACAGAGACCGCGTAGTGGCGGTGATGCGAGACTTAGAGCCACTCGCGGAGTTCTACGTGCAATTGCAGCAACGATTGAAGGCGCTATGAATGATCACTCACGCTCACGCTCACGCTCACGCTCACGCTCACGCTCACGCTCACGCTCACGCTCACGCCCGTACGTGCGACCCGCCTGCGCTGCGACGTACGGGCGACGTACGAGACTCTCACCCACGTCGTACGACGCAGGTGTGCCAAAAAATAATTTTTTCATTTCTGATAATAGAAGGC